TATATTCAAGCACCAAGTGGCGTAAGTATAGGCAGGCAATACTTATGCGTCGTGGTGGTATATGCGATGCATGCAAGACAGTACCACTATTCGACCGTGAGCTACACATAGACCACATAAGACCTATTGCTGAAGGTGGCGCTGTGTATGACGAGGCTAACTTGCAAGTGCTTTGTATTCAATGCCATGGACGCAAGACAGCAGGCGAACGGGGGTGGGGTGTCATCTCAAAAGCGGACCCGGTGAATTCCACCGTCACCTTTTCCTTTGACCAGGGTAAGGACCAAAACACCCCAAATAACCTATTTTAGCCAAATGATTGAGGAACTAGCACGCTGGGAGCGGGTAAAAGCAGAATGCGAGGCCAGCATAGATAAACACGGCGCTATATTGGAAGCACAAACCGACCGGGGCAAACCAGTATTAAGAAAAAACCCAGCAATGGAAGCACTAAAGCAGGCAAACGCCGAAATAGAGAAACTGCGTAAGATTGTGGGCGATGCAGTTAACCTGGACTGAATCTATTATAGAACGCTTTTGCGTCTTAACTGAGGACAGCGGAGCTGGGCAACCAGTAAAGCTTATGGAATGGCAGCGTAAGCTAATACGCGACGCTGAGGGTAAGCGCATGGTATGGCTAGAAATACCACGAAAGAATGGTAAAAGCGCTTTTATCGCTATGCTAGCCATAGCCCACATGCTTAAAGGATTTAAGGAAGGGACCAACCCGCAGGTAGTTCTAGCAGCTGCAACCAGGGAGCAGGCCGGTATCTTGTTTGGCTACGTCCGTAACATGATCCTGCTAAACCCGGAGCTGCAAAAGGTACTAGAACCCTACCGTAAGGAAATACGGCTAAAGGGCAAGCCAGGATACCTAAAGACCATTACCAGCGACGGGGGCAGTAACCACGGCCTTAACCCGTCTTTTATCTTATGCGACGAAATACACAGCTGGAATGAGGTAAAGGGTCCGGAGCTTTGGGAAGCCCTGCGTACGTCTATGGCCTCACGCCCTAGCCAAATGGTAGCAATTACCACAGCTGGCAGCGCTTACAGCTTTGCCCACAAGTGGCACGAATACGCGGAGCGCGTAAAAGAGCAGCCAAGCATAGATCCGAGCTGGCTAACTATCATTTACGGGGCTACGGACGAAGAGGACCCGCACGACCCAAAGGTATGGGCGAAGGCTAACCCGTCCCTAGGTATAACGGTTACGTTACAATACTTAGAGGAACTAAGCAATACGGCCAAGCACGACGAACCCACGCTACTAAGTTTACGCAAACTGCACCTTAACCAGTGGGCCGGTAGCGCCCAGCCTTACATTGAATTAGGTAAATGGCTTAAGTGCCAAGGACCCAAACCCAAGACGTTAGACAAATGGCGTTGCTTTTTAGGGGTTGACCTTGCAGCTGTTAACGACTTTACAGCCTATGCGGTAGTGTATTTTAATGGCGAACGCTTTTATACGGTCCAGTATTACCAAATTACCGACCATGCCATGACTAAGCGTAAACAAAAGTACCCGAACCTAGCACGCAACTGGATTAAGAACGGGCAGCTGGACATGGTGAAGGGTGAGGTAACCACAACGGACCACCGGATAGCAATGATTGAAAGTATTATAGACAAGCACCCAGTAGAGGGCATTTTCTTTGACCCGTGGAATGCGGCAGAAACCGTGGAGCGTTTACGTAGCAAATATGGCAAGCAGTTTTGTTACGAGGTGCGCCAGTCGGCGCTTATGGTAAACGAGCCAATGAAACTACTTTATAGAATGGTTACCACGAAAGGCATAACACACGACGGTAACCCGATTACCGCCTGGATGATTGCAAACACTAGCCTGCACATTGATAAGAACGACAACTGGACGTTCCAAAAGGATAAAGCACCGGACCGCATAGACGGCACCGCTGCACTTATTACGGCGCTAGCGGGCTATGTTCACAATGCGAGTACCGGAATGTCGACGTATGAAGAATTAGACATAATTTTTGTGTAACTTTGTGTTATGGCATGGTATGACCGTATAAAGCGTAGCGTTAGTGGAGTAATAAGCCCTAAGCCCTGGTTAATCAATCTTTTTGGCGGTAACGCTACGTTAGCGGGCGAGAATGTAAGCAGCACAAACGCGCCAAAGGTTAGCGCTTTGTACGCCTGCGTTAACTTAATCGGGAACACAATAGCCTCACTGCCGTGGCAGCTGTTCCGCGAAACTGAGCAAGGCCTACTATTTCAGCCTGGGCTTATTAACGACCTGGTAAGCAAGCGACCAAACGAGGCGTACAATAGCTACGATTTTAGAAAGGCTATGTTAACGCAGCTTTTGCTGCGCGGTAACGCTTACGTACTGCCGGTACGTAGCGGTAACAACCTAGCCGGCCTAGAGCTTATCGATACCGAACTGGTAACAGTTGATACTACCAGCGGCGAGCTTATCTACCAGCTGCACCTACGCAACGGTATAAACCTACGCCTAAACCCTAACCAGTTAATACACCTTAAATACTGGTCCTTTGACGGCATTAACGGAGTTAGCCCGATAGTTTACGCCAAAGAAATAATCGGCACATCAATGGCCGCAACCGCTCACATGGGCGGCTTTTATGGTAACGGGGGTATGCCTAAAGGCATTTTACAAATTCAAGGCACTATTCGGGACGCGGACCGCGTTAAGCAAATAGGCCGACAGTTCGACGAACTGAACAAGGAGTACAAGGGGCGGACCGCTGTTTTAACTGAGGGGGCAGAGTACAAGCCGGTAGCCGCGAACTTCCAGGAGTCGCAGTTAATCGAAAGCTTACGTTTTAGTGTTGAAGAAATATGCCGCCTTTACAGCGTCCCCCCGCACAAAATTGGCCACATGGATGGCGCAGGCTATGCAAATAGCATAGAAGCGCAAAACGCGCAGTTTGTCAGCGACTGCATCCGTCCGCTAATTGAGGTAATCGAAATGGAGTTTACCAACAAGCTACTAAGCGGTAACCGTGTATTTCAGCTGGACCTAAAGGCCCTTATGCGTGGCGACATTACCACTGAGGTACAACGTAACGTGAGCTACTGGAACATTGGCGTAATGAGCGCCAACGAAATACGCCGCATTGAAGGTCTAGCACCTATTGAAGGCGGCGACGTATATAACAAGCCTATGCACATGGGCAGCAACGAACAGCAAAATGGAGAAGGAGTACAGGAGCCGGACAATACCAGCGACGGAGAATAATACCATAGAAGGCTACGCCCTTAATTGGAACGAGTACGATATGGGTTCCTTTATGGAGCGCATAGACGTTAACGCGCTAGGCGAGTTAAGGGACTACGACGTACACGCCCTTTACAACCACGACTACGACCGCGTGCTAGCTAGGTCCAAGTACGGCGAAGGCACCCTAAGCCTAGAGCAGGACCAAGAGGGCCTAAAGTTTCGCTTTGATTTGCCCGATACGTCAACTGGTAACGAGGTACGCACGCTAGTAGGACGCGGCGACGTAGACCAGGCAAGCTGGGCATTTACCGTTAAAAAAGAACGCTGGGAGAACGTACGCAGCGAAAAGCCAACCCGAGTAATCGAGCAAATCGGCGAAATGTACGACATCAGCTTAACCCCGCGAGGGGCTAACCCCACTACGTCCGTAGCTTTACGGTCGCTAGAAAAGGCCTTGCAAGAGGCAGAACCCGAACAATTAACCCAAAACCCCGAAACCGTGGAAAATCACGAAAACGAGGCAGAAACAAGAGCTAACACTTTTGTAGACGCATCAGCCGTTCAAGGTCAGCTTTCAAAAAACGAAGCTCGCAACCTTGGAAAATTTAACATCATCAAGGCTATTAACGAAGCCCGCAGCGGTAAACTTACTGGCCTTGAAGCCGAAGTAAACCAGGAAGGCCTAAACGAAAAGCGTAAGCTTGGAGTTGACGCGCGCGACATGCACGCCATCAATATGCCCGAAATGCTTTTTACCCGTACTCAGTCAGTTACTGGCGGTACTGGCGGAAACCTTGGCGGCGACTTGGTATTTACCGAGCCAGGACGTTACATCGACTTTTTGTACCCTAACACCCCTACGCTTGGCCTTTGCTCAGTTGCAGAAAACTTAGTAGGTAACATCGACTTTCCTAAGCAGACATCTAGCTACACGCTAAACTGGCAGACTGAAACCGGAACCGATACCGTCCAAGACATCAACTTTGACAAAGTAACCATGTCACCAAAGCGTGCCGTAATTTCTGCATCTATGTCAAACCAACTGCTGCGCCAAGAGTACAGCCGTGGAATTGAGCAGCGCGTAATTCAGCAGCTCAACCTTTCGTTCAACAAAGGCCTAGAGAACGCCGTACTTAATGGTACTGGCTCATCTAACCAGCCTAGCGGTATCTACACTGAACTAGCAGCGCAGGCTTTGGCCCTAGGTGCTATTTCTTTTGACGACCTAGTAGACATGGAAGCTGCACTAGCTGCAAGCGACGCACTAGCTGGCAACCTTGCTTACGTTACGCATCCAAACGTAGTAGCCAAGCTAAAGAAAACCAAAGTAGACGCAGGTAGCGGACGCTTCCTGGTTGAAGGCATGCTGGACCCAGTTAAGACTGCCAACGGTTACAATATCTTTAATACCACAGTCTCTAAAAAGACTACCGGTACGCCAGATACCTACGGTTTGCTTTTCGGTAATTTCGCAGACGTTCAAATCGGATTTTGGGGCGGTGCCACTTTGATGGTTGACCCTTATTCTCAAATGAAGTCATCTATTGTAGAGATCTACGTAGAGCGCTTTATGGACGTAGCCGTATTGCGTAACGCATCTTTTGCTCTAGCAACTGACGTAACTATCTAAACAAATGGTAACGGTTAGCAGCTATACTCCGATTACGGTAAACCTTACCGAAGTCAAGGCCTTTTGCCGTGTGGACGGTAGCGCAGACGACGCGCTACTAACTATGCTTTTTAGCGCAGCGGTCGAGGAATTTAACAGCTACACCGGCTACCGTTTAGGTGCAACAACTGTAACAGTGGACACCTGGGGGCAAGAGCAATACGCACTGCCCCTGGGTCCGGTTACGGCTATTACAAGCGTAACAGCTTACGACGACGAAGGCGTTAGCACAGTGTTAACATTGTTTAACGACTACACCTACATTAACACGACCCTAACGCTCAAGGAAACCCCGGAGCGTATGGTGATAGTTTATACGTGCGGCGACACTAACCCGCCAGCAGACATTAAACACGCGCTGTACCAGCGCATTAAATTTGGGTACGACTACGGCGACGACTTGCCGTACAATTCAAACCGCTTTTTTGACCGCCTAGCGTTTCGCTACCGCCAAAATTTCTCGTAATGCTAGACCTGCGCGTTACGCTTTACCAGCCGACTACGGC